TAACGAACCAGTGTCTCAGGCGCAAGCCATGTCAATAGCACTAAACCCGCAGGTGCTTGCAACAGTTAGCAGCGACCAGGCAGAAGCCGTTTTTGAGGCTTTGAGTGTTAGCGAATTAACCAACACAGAGGTGGCTGCCCTCGTTGAGGCGGTTCAAGAAGCGCCAACAGAAGTCCGTGCTGCTTTCGAAAAAGAAATCGACATATTCGGGGAAGGACTGGACGACTACGTCCCTCTTGGTTCAAGCATCCCTGTTGGAACGCGCAGAACCCTTATTGCCGTGACCGCTGGAATTACCCTTGCGGCGGCTGGTACTAGAATGCGCAAGTGATGAAACGGTTCCTGAACTTCCTAAACGAAAACTCATGGACCTATGCAGGAACTGGCATGGTCCTAATCACCCTATCTGGGCCTACCCTCAAGTCGGCCCTGTGGATTACTGGTGTAACATTGGTCATACATTCATCGTTATCCCTATCCCAGAAAGACTGATATGAAGACCCTCCAGACCCTCGTCCTCCGTGTGTTCGCAGTATTTGGTTCGTCGGCAATGGCGGCCCTTGCTGGTGGCGCTGTCCTTGATGTTGAACTGTGGAAGGCTGCCGCTATCGCTGGTATCGTCGCTGCGGCAAAGGTCACAGAGGCTCTTCTTCGTGCATGGGCATCTGATGGTGTCTTGACCAAGGAAGAAATTTCAGAGGCATTTGGCAAGGCCAAGTAATGGCCAAGGTTGATATTGCAAAACTTCCCATCATTAAGGTGAAGTTGTGCTCACATCTCAAGAACGTAGAGCCAGGTGAACTCGACCCTAGTCTTCTTCGCAAGATTGAAGGCAAGGGCATGCTTCACCATTGCGCGGCTGACGCATATGAGGCAATGGACGCCGCAGCAAACGCAGAAGGAATTGACCTTTCTCCGACTAGCCCAGCGGACACATATCGCTCGCTTGCGGTTCAAGAGTACGGATTCTTCCAGCGATACACAGACAACCCAAAGCCAGCCTTGATGAAGCAGAAGCCCCGCATCTACAAGGGCAAGGCGTGGTACCTCAAGAAGGGCATGGCTCCCCTGGCGGTGCCTGGTACCAGTCAGCATAATTACGGGGTGGCCATCGATATTGCTAATGCCGCCGACCCAAAGCGTCTCGCCTGGCTTGCCGCTAATGCTGTGTCATTTGGCTTTTCCTGGGAGGTCCTGCCATCGGAGCCGTGGCATTTGCGTTATGTGTGTGGTGATGACGTTCCCGAGCGCGTAAAGGCTTGGAAGGAATCAAAGCAGGCTTGATGTGGATTCTGGCTGGGCACTCCTTCTTAGTGCTGTTGTTACTGGTGCTTTTGGTGTCTTAGTAGCAGCCATACAAAAGTTCAAGAAAGAGAACGCATCTGACCATGAGGTTGTGATGGGCATGCTCAAGATGGTCTACAAGAAGCAGACCAACGTTGAGGACAAGATTGACCGTGTGGACAGCAAGTTGGATTCACACATACACAATCACAAGTAGCAGGAAAGATAGACCTCTAACCACGCCCACCCGTCGGATTGCCTCACACCGACTCCCTATTTCAACTGCCCCTTCCAAACCAATGGAAGGTCTACCCAGGTTTCCCTGTTTACTGCCCGCCACTTGCAACCGTGGTACGCACATGAGACTTATGAAATTGTTCCGACAATGTACAGGTGAGGAATCCTTGTCGCAACCATCAATTTGATTTATTATTTGCCTGCTCGGTTGCGGACTCTAATCTCCTCCCTAGAGATGTCCGAACGAGTGCGGAGGGGTGTCCACTGGACAGGCGTTCACCTCCTTGCGTCGGGCTGATGGTGGAATACCTCAAGCCCCCCCTCCGATTTGAATAGTTGACAACCGTGTTCAACGGTGTAGATTGTGTTCAACAACTAGGAGGAAACATGGCAGATAAAAAGAGTTTGTTCGCTCAGAACATCGGGGAGTCCCGAATGCTGGCGAAGGTCGAGATTCAAGAAAAACTCGACAAAGATTCATATGCTGATTTCATGTCGGCAATGAAAGACAGGGCCATATCAGTCAAAGCAATCCTGCAGGGCCTTGAAGCATGCGGAGTAAAACTATCCGCTGGACCAATCCAGAAGTGGAGAGAGGAACTGAGCAACAATGGCGAACTCTAAATTTACGGAGGTCCTGTCTCTGCAGAATGAAAATGCAGAACTGCGCAAGGCTTTGAAGCAGGCGCAGGGGGCAGAGGCTCGGGCGAAGAGAAAGTCAGAAGGAATCATTGAGGCTGTGTATTCGGCAGCAAAAGATTCCTGCCTCGCTGTAGGCAAGGGCAAGGCAGCACCTGTGACCAAGGACACACGCAAGGGTCGTGGCGAGGTGGCTTTGCTTCACGCAACAGACTGGCAGTTGGGCAAGAAGACCGTGTCGTACGGCATGACCACCTGTGCGGAGCGTATGAACATGCTTGTTCAGAAGACCATCAAGTTGACGGAGATTCAGCGCAAAGACCACCCAGTCCGCGAATGCGTCATTCTGTTCGGCGGAGACATGGTTGAGGGCATTGGCATCTTTCCTGGACAGGTGTATGAAGTTGAAGCACACCTGTTCGAACAGTTGTTTGAGGCCGTCAAAATCATGGAGTCAATGGTTGCCACACTTGCAAACCACTTTGAAAAGGTTCATGTTGTGTGCGAGTTCGGAAACCATGGTCGCCTTGGTCGCAAGGGAGACATGCCTGGTGGGGACAACATCGACCGCATGGCGTACAAGATTGCGTCAGATAGGTGCGCAACTCTAAAGAACGTGACGTGGCAAATGTCTAGCGACTGGTACCAGATGGTGCACATTGGTGCATACCGTGCACTACTGGTTCATGGTGACGAAATCAATTCATACGGTGGTAACGTGCCAGCATTCGGCATCCTGCGCAAATGCAACGCATGGGCAACTGGAGTTGTCGAAGAGTTCCAGGATGTCTACATGGGTCACTTCCACACACCGATGAGCCTAACGATGGCTAATGCTGGTCGTGTGTTTGTGACTGGCTCACCAGAATCGCACAACGAATACGCACGTGTGTTCGTAGCGGCTGTTGGTAAGCCGAGCCAGAGATTGCACTTTGTGGACCCAGAGAAGGGAAGGGTTACGGGAGAGTATGTTGTTTGGCTTGATTAACAAAACACCAACCACAATCCCAGAGTGGTCGCTTGTGCGCGTTAGGTGGCGAGACGCATATGACGCACCAAACGGGTGGACCGAGGTGTCCTCATATAAACCAGAGGACCAGATTGCGGATACCGTCGGTTACTTGTGGGCAAACTGTCAGCCAGAGTATTTGACTTTGGCATCAACAATTTTTCCTCAAGAGTTGCCGAAGCCAGAATGCGTCGGTAACGTGACGCATATACCCATTTCGATGATTCAATCGGTGGAAGTGTTAAGGGAAGGTACAGGAGGAGCGAATGGACAATCTATATACAGTTAGCAAGCCAGTCCACGGAAGCGAGGAATGGCTAAAGGTACGTTGGAAAGACGAGCAGGGCAGGGCACGAATCTCCGCGTCTGTTGCGTCATCAATCCACGGAGCAAACAAGTACACGTCACTTGCTGATTTGTGTACAGAACTTCTGGCAAAAGAACCGCCGAAGCCAAAAGAAACCAACGCCGCCATGGAGCGTGGCAACAAACTTGAGCCAGTAATCCTTGAGTGGTTTGCTGAACTTGAAAACATCAAGGTGGAAACACCAGATGTAATGTACGCATTCTGCACAGAAGATGGGGCAGTTAGGCTCATTGCCACTCTTGACGGCATGACCGAAGACGGAACGCCAGTTGAAGTAAAGACGACAACACGCAAGTGGGATGGCAGACTGCCAGAGATGTGGTACTGGCAGGGGGTACAGCAAGCAATCTGTACTGGCACCAACAAGATTGAGTGGGCAATCTTTGACTCTGCGCTGGAGTTGCACAGGTATACGCAAAACGTCACGTCAGATGAAATGTCTCAACACATCAATGCGTGTCGTGCAGTTCTTTCATCCATAGACATGGATGATTTTCCTGAGTCCGTCATGCTTGATTACAAACACGCCGAAAGCCTGAACCCAGAAAGTTCGTCAAGAAGCGTGGAACTTCCAGATGGAAGCAGTATCTTGTTTGAGCAACTAACCAAAATCAAAGGCATGAAAGCCGCGATTGAGGAACAGGAAAGCAAACTCAAGGCACAGATTGGTATGTTTCTTGAGGACGCAGATACGGGTACAATCGATGGCAACAAGGTGGTGACTTGGAAGACTCAGACGCGTGACTCTTTTGACATGAAGAGATTTGAATCTGAGCATCCAGCGCTGGTAGAAAAGTACAGGAAGCAAACAACATTCCGCGTCATGCGGTTTATCTAGGAGGAAAACATGGCACAGTTCAACCTTGACAACTACGAGACAGTCGCGGCGCGACTTGACCGTTGGCTCAATGACTACAGCGGAGACGGTGCTGTACCACGCACAAAGGTGGTTACAGACCTTGTTCACTACAGCGACAACCGTTGTGTGTTTCGTGCAGAGTTGTATGTCGACGACAAGTTGGTGGCAACTGGATGGGCAGAAGAAACCAGAGGCGAGGGCATGGTCAATCGCACAAGTCACTTGGAGAACTGTGAAAGTTCAGCCGTGGGACGCGCATTGGCCAACGCAGGCCTGGCTGGTTCAGACCCAGCAAAGCGTCCATCCCGTGAAGAGATGGAGAAGGTGCAACGCCACTCACGTCCAGTGGAAACACGGGATGTGCAGGCCGTAATCAACGACCTTGAGGAATCGTTTGGTGCAACAGAGGTGGTCAAGCCAGCACCAACAATCAAGAACCCTGGCGAGGCCGCATCACCAAAGCAACTCGGTATGATTCGTGCAATCATGCGAGACCAAGGCATGAACAAAGAAGACTCACAGTTCTATGTTGAAGCAATCATTGGTCGCAAGATTGAGAAACTTGACGAAATTACCAAGGGTGAAGCATCAACGCTTATCAATGACCTGAAGAAGTAATGGACACAAGGAAGGGTTATTGTGAAGGCAAACAAGAGACATGCGTATTGGATGGCTGTCCGAGATTTGGAACTCTTGGACGTGCGGGTCGAGATGGCAAACGTCGCATCAAGGGGTGTGGCGACCCTGTCGCTAGGGGCAAAAGGAACAGGACCAAGGGAGATAGT